TTGAGGGCTTCGGCCCTCTTTTTTTTTAACGCTTATCTTGTATAAATAGATAAAAACAGTCAACGAGATATAAAATGTTAACATTTAAGTCATATCTATCTGAAAAGGTTATAGCTGGCCAAAAAGGATTAGATTATGAATTAAAAATCTATAATGCAATTAAGCAGTCAGGTCTTGATTTCTTTAAGCCTGGTAGCAAACCTGCTGCTGGCTTTTCAAATGTTGGTGCCGGAGACATTGAAGGCAGGCTAAACGGTAAACCATTTAACATTGAGGTTAAGCTTTCAGCTGATGATCAAATGGGTGGTGGATCGTTCATCTATGATATGAAAAGCAAAAAATTTACTGCAGCTAAGAAAATGGATCCTGCAGATGAAGAATTACTATTAGCAGCTGTTGAACCTAAAAAACAAGCACTTGATGCTTATATTATGGCTGCACAAAAATTAGAACCCGTTCAATATCATAAAAGCATTTCTGGTATACCAATAAAGGTATCTAAGAAAGGTAGAGACGAATTAAAGGCAAAAGGCTTACTGAAAGATATTAACACTAAAGTTATTACTGATGCAGCCTTTATCGAAAAACACTATAACAAAAAGGGCGTATATTATATTCAAATAGGTGGTGCTGGACTATTCTATCTTGGACGGAATCCATTTAATCTTCCTATACCAAGACTTAAAGGTGAAATACAAGTTGAAATTCGTTTAGCATATGGTGGGGGTAAACTAAAATTCCCTGATGGTACAGAAGCTCGATCGGCCGGCTTGCGATTTCAAGGTCGATTGAGAACTAAAGGAAAATCGCCTCACACCATTGATACTGTAGAAGGTATCAACAAACTATTTACAAAGGGTAAAGCATAATGGCTACTAACAGATACTTAGAGAATGAGGCAATTGCTATTTCGCAAAACCGCGTTCTTAAAACCGGCAATATTCATAAGTTTGGTGCTGTTCCTGCTATGTCGCAGAACCAAACTGGTACAATATGGGATGTGAACGACACTTTATATCCTTGGGGCGTGTTTGATTCAGACACAACTCAACTTGTAGTTACTGCTGCAAATGGCGCTGACTCTGGTGAAACTGTTTCATTGTTTGGATTAGACACCAACTATGAAGAGTTAACCGAGAATGTTGTAGCCACTACAGCAGGTACAACAACATCAAATGTTTTCAAAAGAGTCTTTAGAGCCAACCTAACAACTGCTGATACTAATACTGGTAATATTAATATTACTAAGAATGGTATTAACGTTGCTCGTATTACAGCAGGTAAAGGCCAAACACTTATGGCAGTTTATACTGTACCAGCTGGAAAGACTGGTTATCTAGAACAGGGAACTGCTACTATTCAATCTGGTGCTGATGGTACTGGAGATATGTTTGTTCGATATGAAGGAACAGGACCATTTAGAGTTGGACATTCATTTGAGGTAAGTGGCACTGGTGGCCAATATCTTTATAACTTTACAGTTCCACCCGAACTACCTGCCAAAACTGACATTGATGTCAGAGCTACGGTCAGGTCTAACAATGCGAGGATGACTGCGTCTTTTGACGTCATATTAATCGATGACTAATTTTATAGATTTTATTAAGGTGTACAATCCAAAAATAATATGGTATAATAAGCCTGTGATTAAAAAAGGTTAAGGTTATGGAATCCTTTAAAAGCATTATAAGTGAGCAGAAGAACACGCACATGACTCATATTGAGGATAAGGTCCTCTATGGTGGTGTGAATGGTACACGTCAGGCAATCCTGGCACTACGATCGTTGCGTGACATGTTAAAAGGAACACACGATGGTAGTGTATCTGTTAAGTGGGATGGTGCTCCTGCTGTATTTGCGGGCATTGACCCGAGAGATGGAAAATTCTTCGTTGCGAAAAAAGGTATCTTTAACAAGAATCCAAGGGTATATAAAACTGATAGCGATATTGATGATGATACTAGCGGGGATCTCAATACTAAACTTAAACTCTGCTTGAAGTATCTTCCAGAACTTGGAATAAAGGGAGTAGTACAAGGTGATTTACTTTTCACGACAGGAGACGTCAAGACCAAAAAGATCAAAGGGGATAGGTACGTCACCTTCCATCCTAATACTATCATGTATGCTGTTCCCGCTGGCACTCCTGCAGCTGCAGTTGTCAAAAAGTCCAAAATCGGTATCGTCTGGCATACGACGTACACTGGCTCCACATTTGAGACGATGAAAGCATCGTACGGAGTAGACGTATCTAAGTTTAGAAACTCTACAAACGTATGGTCTCAAGATGCTATGTTGCGTGATATGACTCGCTATACAATGACTAAGAAAGATACAGAAGAAGTAAACAGCTATCTTTCTGATTGTGGTCGCATATTCAATAAGATCGCTGGATCTACACTTCGTACACTTGAAAATAATCAAGAACTAGCAAGATTAATCGAAACACACGGTAATACATATGTTCGTGCTGGTGCAATTCCACCAGATCCTACTAGGCGTGTTGATGCTCTTATTAAATGGATTCAACAGCGATATCAAAAAGAGATTGACAAGCTTAAGACAGAAAAAGGTAAGTCTGGCAAGCAAAAGAAATTAGATGAAGTTCTTTCATTCTTTTCTCCTCAGAACAAAGTTTCTTTAAAAATGATGTTCGAACTACAACAAAAGATAGTTCTAGTGAAATTAAAACTTATAAATATACTCAACAAGTTATCAACTGTGGATACATTCGTTAAGACTAAGAGTGGTTATAAAACTACCGGTCCTGAAGGTTATGTTGCTATCGATAAACTTGGTGGTGATGCGGTAAAGATTGTTGACAGGATGGAATTCTCGTACAACAACTTTTCGCCAGATGTTTTAAAGGGATGGGATAAACCTGGGAGAAGATAACGATGCCTTTGGGCTTAAAGCAATTTATGAACGTCGAGTACAAACCCGGTGAAGACGATCAAGTAAATTATAACGCTAAAAAGCGTAAACGTGGCGATACCGAGCATGAAGGTGTAGAAACAGAAGCACTGTCTCAAGCAACTCGCCTTGCTAAAGCTCGTGCTATACGACGTAATAAAGCAAAGCTTAAAATGGGTAGAGCAAAAGCCGCTCGTAGAATGGCTAACAAAGAAGTGCTTATGAAAAGAGCACGTCGTCAAGCCCGTACATTCTTTGCTAAAAAACTCACCAAAGGTGTTCCAAAAGGTGATCTTACTCCAGCTCGCAAAGCAGAGATCGAGAAGAGACTCGATTCTCCAGCTTTTAAAACACGCATAGACAGAATGGCTTTCAAGACATTAAAGGATGTGCGTAAAGCAGAGATGGAACGTAAAAGAAAATGATTGGATCCTTTAAGCAGTATCTTGTTGAGGAGGAGCGCCAGGTATTCTTTACCTTCGGACGCATGAACCCTCCGACTATAGGTCATGAAAAGCTTATCAATAAGCTGTCAAGTGCTGCGGGTAAAAACCCATATCGCGTCTACTTGTCACAGTCTCAGGATGCTAAGAAGAATCCCCTTGACTATAAGACCAAGATAAAGACTGTACGTAAGATGTTTCCACGTCACGCACGTTCTGTGATGTTGGATAATAAAGTTAAGAACGTAATGGATATTCTATCTAAGTTATATGATGAAGGTTTCAAGAGAGTCACTATGGTTGTTGGCTCTGACCGTATCAATGAATTCGATGCCTTGACTAAAAAGTACAACGGCAAAGAAGCCCGTCACGGTTTCTATAACTTTGAGAAGATTAATATAGTCTCAGCCGGTGATCGCGATCCCGACGCTGAAGGTGCTGAAGGTATGTCTGCCTCTAAGATGAGAGCAGCTGCCAGTTCAAATGACTTTACACAGTTCTCTCAAGGTTTACCTAAAAACTTCTCCAACGCAGAATCAAAGAAGCTATTCAACAGTATTCGTAAGTCTATGGGACTTAAGGAAAGTACTAATTTTGCACGTCATGTTGACTTAGGTCATAAGGATGATGTCAGAGAGGCATACGTTAACGGTGCATTGTTTGAGGTTGGACAAGAAGTTATTATAAAAGAAACTGATGAAATAGGAACAATATCTATTTTAGGATCAAATTATTTAGTAGTAGAGGTAAATGGTATGAAATTCAGAAAATGGCTTGATGCTGTAGAGCCAATCAAAGAAAAATCCATGTATAAAGATAAACCCGATTGGGGTACGCCTGAAGCTACTGCAAAAGCAAAAAAGAAAGTACCTTGTCAAGAAACAAGTGAAGGAAAAGAAAAGCCTGGATTATGGGCTAATATTAGAGCACGTCGTGCTGCTGGTAAGCCTAAACTTAAACCCGGTGATAAAAATTATCCTAAAACATTAAATATTGAAGATGCAGTTGCTCAAGCGAAAGCACGTATAGATCGTGAGAAAAAATCTGATGCTGAAAAGCATGATCGTATAATGGATCGTGCTAGATTACAAAAAGCAAGACAAAAAAATCTTACAACGAGGCCATAATGAAGTGCGAAGACTGTAACTGCGAATGCGAAGATTGCACTTGCCAAGAGGCAGGTGGTTGTGTAGACTGTGGATGCGGAGAAAAAGATGCCACTAACAAAGAGTGATACCGTAGGTACCTGGATTAAAGATTTTCGTGACTCTAAAGCTCCTCAGTTTAAGGGGAAGACTGATAAAGAGAAACGTGATATGGCAGTTGCAGCATATCTTGCTAAGAAGCGTGAGCAAAAAGAAAAGTATGTATCACACGCGCAACGTAAAGCAGTATGGGCTAATAGAGCTGACGATGGTAAAGGACACCCAGACAAGAAAAAATAATGGATAATTCTTCGTTATACTCTATATTAACAAGGTTTGGTGACTATTATCAACTAAAGTTAAACAACGGCAACGTTATAAAGGAGCTAGAAACAAATTTTGAATGGGTAAAATATAATCCCAGAAAGAATATAAGGCGCGATGGTCTTAGTATTACAAGTCTTGACGGTGGGCTTTCCGGTCGTCCTGATTTAGATTCATTATATGAACATTATAAAGATACAGGTGAAGAATATACTGAAAGTGATTTTAGAACTAAGACTCCAGTGTATGACTATTTTAAAGAGTGTTTAGATCCTATAGAAAAACATTTAGGTCGTACGCACATATTAAGACTTCGTAGTGGAGGATTCTTTCCACCGCATAGGGATAATATGCATATCAATATAGATACGTTTAGATTATTTTTACCGTTTAATTATGATAGTAACAAGTTCTTTATGATGGAAGATAAGAGGATGGAGTTTGTAAATAGAAAAATGTATTTTATTAATACAGCTAAGACACATACACTATTTAATACTGATTTAAGACCGTTTTATTTTTTAGTTGCTAATGTTATACTTACAGAAGAAAGCGTACAGGATACTTTAAAGTTTTTACAAGGATGAGTTATGCTAAAGTTTAAACAGTTTACTGAAGAAAAACATCCAGCTCTTAAGCGAGCAGGTGTACAAGGTTTTAGTAAACCTAAAAGGACGCCTGGTCATCCAACTAAAAGTCACGTTGTTGTGGTAAAGGATGGTGATAAGGCTAAAACTATACGGTTTGGTCAACAGGGTGTTAGTACAGCTGGTGCACCTAAAAAAGGTGAGTCAGATAAACAAAAAGCAAGGCGTAAATCATTCAAGGCTCGTCACGCTAAGAACATAGCTAAGGGTAAAACATCAGCAGCCTATTGGGCAGATAAGGTAAAATGGTAATGGCTAGGCAACCTACAACAAACGATAGACTTCAGAGGATCGAGGAAAAGGTAGATAGACTTGCAGAGGCAATGATCTCTGTAGCTCGTGCTGAAGAGAAAATAAGTACACTTATGAACGATCATGAAAAGATGCATGAACGATTAAATCGTTTGAGTGCAAAGATAGATGATGTGCAAAGGACCGTGGATGAAAATGCACGCACGGTATCAATTATAAATAAATTATTCTGGGCCGTAATAACAGCAATAGCAATTGGCTTGGCCAGTCAATTCATGTTAGGAG